GGGTCACTGACTTGGTACAACGACCACTGTTTCTAATTTTATTATCTGGTGTGTTATTTTTAGTGTATAGAAGTATTACACAAAAGAACAGAGGCATAGATTACGCATGAACCAAGAAGAGTTGGAATATTTCAGCACCCATTGGCAACCAAGATGGGATAACAAAAAGTATTCTGGTTGGCGGTTGTTAGACAAGTTCAACGCAGAAGACCGTATATTGGATATAGGTTGTGGTACTAATCCTTTGAAAGAAAAATTAGGAGATCAAGTGTATGGAATAGATCCTGCATTTGATCAAGCAGATGAAAAAATAAGTTGGGAAGATTATGAACCAACACAAGACTTCAATGTATTTTTGTGTCTTGGCAGTATAAATTTTGGCACTACAGAAGAAGTAGAAACACAACTTGAAAAATTAAGCAACATGGCCAAGACTGGAGATAGAGTATATTGGAGACAAAACACATTTGGAAACGATCATCCTTGGCATGAAGATTCAGGAAATGTAAGATTCTTTGCATGGAGTAAAGATTTAAACGAACACTACTGTAGGAAATATAATTTTACTCTAAAAGATATTAAAGATGATGCACCTAACAGATTATATGCAGAATGGATAAAAAAATGATTGATCAAAAAGCACAAGATTATTTTTATAGAAACGTTTGGCAATCAAACATACATTTGTTTAAACATTCAGGTGAAAACCTTGTAGATGAAATTAATAACCTAAAACCTAAATTAGTAATAGATGCAGGATGTGCCTTAAATTTTTTCAAAGGCAAAATTAAAAATCTTGTAGGTTATGATCCAGTTTTTGAAGAGGCAGACTTTATATGTGGACATTTCGACGCACCATTCAAACCTGAGTGTGCTGATGTCATACTTGCCCTAGGATCAATCAATTGGGGCGATCATGATGACATTGCTAACATGCTTATCAAAGTGAAGTCTTGGTTGAAACCAGGCGGAAGGTTGTACATGAGAGGTGCACCAGGTGGATATAAAAGTGATAGAGGTCTACAATGGTTTCAATGGGGCATGAAAGAGATTCATCATTTTGCAAGGTTGATGGATTTTGAAGTTCATCGTCCTGAGATTGAATACAATCTTACAGGTCCAGATGGTGGCACACTTCCTGAAAGATTGTGGCCGCACAGATACGTTTGGTACTACACAAGAAAATTAATCAAATAATTTAGATACTTCAGGTGGCAACACAGGTTTATCCATTCTTTCTGGGTGCCATACAATGCCATAAATTGGCAGTTTGTCATGCATAAATGCATGGATATTTGCATTCATATCATGTGCTGTAGCAGTTAAGTTATCGCCCAAAGTTTTTATTGCTTGAGTGTGAAAACACTTAACTTTGTAGATGTTATCATACATTTTGACGTCGATGTCACAGTTTACATGTCCTTCAATTCTTGTATGAGTGCCACCACACAAATCATTTATTACAAATGCTCCATGACATATACCTACAATAGGTATCTTTCTATCTTTAGCATGTTTATACAGCAGATCTTCAGTGTGGTGTCTTGCAATACTATCTGGACCACCTGTCAGCAACAAACAATCATATTCTACATCTGGATCCTTTCTGACATTAGGCATAGGAATCAATTGATGACCTGCTAAAAAGTTATAATATGCTCTTTCTAATCCATCAAATATGTGATTTTTTTTGATGTATTCTTCTTGAGATACCAGTATTTTCATACATCTATTTACAGACCGGAGTATATCAGATAAATATTTGCAGTTTAAACTAATCTTATAAGGAGATATATCGATATGTTAACAGGAAAAGAATACGTAGAGAAACTTAGACAAGAGAACGAGCCATTGTTCCGTGCTTCTGAGTTACAAATCAAACACTACTACGAATCAAACCAGGGCACAGATGAGTTGATCGACAACTTTACTGGCAGAATGGTTAATGAAAGAATGAATATGGAAGAAATTTCAAGAGAAGTTGCGGCTTTGCCTGCAGGTACTGATCCTGAAAAAACTATTCTTCTTACAAAACAAGCACATGACGAAGCAAAACACTTTCAATTTGTAAAAGAAGTTGTTGAGCATTTAACTGGCAAGCCAATTGATATGGAAAAAGCAGTTGAAAGTCATGCTGGTCAACAAGACAAAAAAGGTGCTCACCTAATTAAAAAATATAACTGCAATGACAATCCACTTATGTTGGCTGTCTATCAGTATGTTGCTGAAGGTAGAGCGGCTAGAAACTGGCAGATGATGGCAGACATCATTGAAGATCAGTTTATTGCTGACAGATATGGTAAAATTGCAAAGGATGAAGGATTCCACGCAACTATTGGTGAAATGGAACTTGCAAAACTTTGTGATGACCAAGCGGCTCAAGATGAAATCAATGATATGATCAATGATTTTAGAAAAGATTTATTCCAAGTTACTTGTGCAAAATCAGGAATGCTACCTGAAACACAAAAAATTATGGAAGACGCTTACGGCGCCTAGTAATTCTTAAATTGTTTAAGGGCGATTTTTGTATCGCCCTTTTTTTATGACTTAAATAAACTGATGGAACACAGCAAAGATTATTCTGAAAAAATATTAAAAAAGATAGACACAGATCTACAAGATTCAGATGAAGCAATTAAAAATTTAAAAGCACACACAGAAGTAAACGCAGTCAAGACTGGCAAGAAATTAGAATACGGAAAAAGTCGTTGGGATTACGAAAAGAAAAGAGCACTAGACAGAGGTGCATATCATTTTGATTGGAGCAAGAAAGACAACATCGAAGACGTATTGATGTTTCATGGCAACATTGATATGGATTGTGATTACTTTATAAAAACATATGGTGACGCCGCTGAAGAAAATGCTGTGCATTGGGCCACACGAAATAAAAGTGTTGGTAACAACTACGGCATAGATCAAGAAGTTTATGACATAGTAAGATCAGGCGGAGACCCAGAAGGCAAAATATATGGCAGGGCCAACATGTTTACTGATCCAAAAGCAATCGCATTGGCAGAAGGTTTGCTAGGCCTTTATGATTACGAACTTAAATTACATTCACAAGTGTGTGGTCAACTTCTACACATGCACATGGACAACTTTGCCGCAAGACTTGACAGACAGAACAGTTTTGACGAACTGGATTATGATGTTGATCCCAAGAAAGTGCATAGGTTTGTGGTATTTCTAAATGATTGGAGCATGGGTCAAATATGGCATCAAGGCACAGCAACACATACTCATTGGAAAGCAGGAGATATCATAAGTTGGCATTGGCAAGACTTTCCACATGGCACAGCAAACATGGGTTGGGACACAAGATACATTTTACAATACACCGGACGGACCACAGATAAAACTTGGGACTTTATTAATAAAACAAACAAAGATTCACAGCACACACTAGACATCCACGCATGACAGAAATAATATGCAGTGGTGCATTGTTTTATGCCAAATCAACCAAACGTTTCATGCTATTACAAAGAGCAAACAAAAAACATCATGGTCAATGGGGCATAGTTGGTGGTAAAGCAGAAGGCAAAGAACTGCCTGTTGAAGCACTCAAACGTGAAATCCAAGAAGAAGTTGGCAACACACCAACCATAAAAAAATTTATTCCTTTGGAAATGTTTCAAAGCACTGATCAAAAGTTTTTCTTTAACACCTATGTATGTGTAGTTGACACTGAATTCACACCACAACTAAACGGTGAACACATTGGCTATTGTTGGGTGCAAATGAATGCTTGGCCAAAACCCATGCATCAAGGGTTGCAAAAAACTGTCAATAGCAAAACAATTAAATCAAAACTTCAAACTATTCTAGATATTATAAGTTAACACCTGGGGAGTATTGCATTTGTTTTTTAGCCGCAAACTCTTTGTTAAGCATACCAACGTAAACTCTGTATGTCATGCCATTTGGCCCAATAGTGTTACCGCTCCAAACCTGTCCATCATATCCGTCAATGCCATATAGATTTTGAATTGTGTAAATTTTTTCTACCAATCTCACAATAAAATCTTGTTGGTTGTACACACAATTTTTAGATTTCATTGCTTGTAAAAACATAGCATCTGCTTGTTCTATATTTTCAGGTGTTGGATCTGAATATAAAATTGCTGAGTTGATCAACATCTCTGGTGAACTGCACACATGTGTCACGTATGCAAGATCGTTGATTTTCCAAATATGTTCTTCGGACTTTGTTGGGCGTGCAAAAAAAGCCACTGCAACAATTATTAAAATTATTATGCCTGTAAAAATGTTTCTATTCATGTCTCAAATAGTATTTATCTGCTTTAAAATGCCTATCTCTGTGTGTAAATTGCAAGACTGTTATTTGTCTTGGATATATGTCTTGCCAGTCAACTGTTCAATGTCACGTATCATTTCTTCCATGTTTACCCTTACAGTTTTTCCTGTTTTAGTGTTGCGTGAATAGTATTCCCATTCGCCTTGTTCATTGTGTGGAGATATTTTGGTCACGTTGCCTGCTTCATCTCGCACAAACACTTCAGCAACTGACGAATCATCTTTGGCATAGATGTGTGCTATGTTAGATGTTGTTGAAGGATCTCCTGACAGCACACCTAGTTCTACATGTCCTGTGACTCTTAAACTTGTGTCATTTAATAATTGCAGTGAATCTGATCTAAATCTTCCTGAAATATTGTTGGAACCATTTTTCCTAAATGCAAATTCTATTATACCATCTTCTGATCCATCTGCTACATCTAGAATCTTACCTGAGATTTTTGCATATACTACTTCTTGATCATTATCATTCTCACCTTTAAATTTAATCTGTCCAAGATAATCTGCATTAGCAGGTGATGAACTGTTTCTTTTAAGATCAATTACAGGTGCCGCTGAATTTGAATCTTCTGTTGTGGTGATTGTCAGTGCTTCATCGGTGCTGTTTAGTGTGATTGTGGTTGCGCCTGTGATGTCAGTGCCTGCATTCAATTTGATTGATCCTGTGCCTGACGGACTTATGTTGATATCAGCATTTGAACTTGCTGTTATATCGTTTACATCAATGCCAGTTGTAAATGTTTTCAGTCCTGAAATTGTTTGATCAGAAGCATTCAAAACCAATGACGAAGCAAGTGCGCCGCCTTCTTTTCTTTCTAAGTTTACCCTGAATCCATTCACAACAAGGTTAGACGTTGCTCCTACGCCTCGCAATCTACCAGTAGTATTTTGATAATCAGTTGAGTATGTGATAAGTTGTCTGTTTCCTGATGTGACTATTCCAAATTCAGATTCAAAAATATTCGTGCCATCGCCTACTACCACCACTTCAGACACTTGATATTCTGCTCCACCTACACCCGCTGGTGCTTTCACTGAATTGAAATAGTGTACTGCTTGAAATGTTGTGCTTGCCTCTGTGCTGTTTTCAAATGTATTAATATTTTCAGCGGCACTATCAACGTCAGTGTTCACAATGATGTTGACATTGGTACCAGTAGCCGCTTCTTCAGAATCTTTGATTTGAATCTTATAAACTTTTACTGCAACATTGGCAGTTGCGCCTGTGCCTAGAAGTCTGATGTTGCCACTGTTGATGTCTACATCAATTGAAAGCAGTTGTCCTGTAGTTGTTGAGGTTCTGCCGTATTCAGTGTGATATGCATTTGAACCATCATGCGTCACATTCACTTTGAAACATTCATGTCCAACTGTACTATCTACAGTGCTTCCATCTGTGCTTGACGCCAAAATAAAATATTGCACTGCTCTATAGGTAGAAGCATCAGTGGTGTCTAAACTTTCTTGTGCTGAGTCAACATCAGCAATGATTGTAAGTCCAGTGTTTACACTTGATGAATCTGCTTCACTGTTGTCACCAAGACCTGTTCTGAACAGTGTTACACTGTTTGTTGTAGAAGTCGCAGTTAATCTCAATCTCACAGTAGTACCTGATATGTCAGCACTGAATGTGCCTAGTGTGCTTGACCCTGTGTGTGTGACACCATATTGAGAAACATAAGCAAGTTCACCATCGTGTATTAGATGTAAAAAGCCAGTTTCAAATTCGGTGTTTACTTCATCAAAAATTACATAATTGTATTTGCAGGTTCTAAAATCTGTGGTTGTAAATGAATCAACAGTCTTGATTGCTGTGCCTATTGCAGTGGTAGTCAGTCTAGATGTGTTGCTGGTATCTGCTTCTGCTGAAGTTGTGCCTGCAAGTGATCCCCAAGATGAACCATCATACCCTTCAAATGTACCTGTAGTAGTGTTTAACCTAAGTTGGCCTTGGACTGCGGTTGGTCTTTGTGCAGTGGTTCCTGCCGGTATTCCAAACGCACCTGTGCCGATTGCTCTTACATAACCAGACGAATTTGCCGCAAGTTCTAAGTTGGCATTTGAAGCATTTGTTGTAATTTGATTGCCTCTAATGGACACAGTGTCAATTGCCAAAGATCCTGAACCATTAGGAACAATTTGCACATCAGCATTTGATTGTGCAGTGGATATTGAATTGTCCTTTAGAACTATGTCGTCACTAACGTAGATTGGCATAGCAATATTTATTGGTATTTTGTTTAAACTTCAGTAAGGTTAAATTTGTATTTTTTCTTGGTTTTGTTGTTGATTATGAACAGATCATCTTTGCCCTCTTGTATAGTCCATGATCCTTTTTCATTGGTTAAATTCAAATCCGAAGTGTATATGTTTGCAAAACGTTTAGAACTGGATCCTAAATCATAAGTTGCATTTGCAGTGGGCAGTATGTGTGCTTGTACCGTTATGTTGCCTGAACCGTTTGTACGCAATGATAAGTCTGAATTTGAAGCATTAGATGTAATAAAATTATTTCTAATCGACACAGTATCAATCACAACTGACCCTGTACCGTTGGGCGATAGTGTAAGATCTCCATTAGTGTTTGTTGAACTTAATGTGTTTCCGTCCATTTTGAGGTTGTCTACACCAAAATCACCTTCAACTGTTAGTTCATATTCTGGAGATGATGTGTTTACACCAACTTTGCCTGTGTTGTCTGGAAACAACACTAAATTGTTGTTTGATGTTGTAGATATTGTGTCTCCGTTAATGGATATTTGATCAATGTGCCACTGTCCAATAGCAGTGCCTGTGGTTGTGCCTACACCTAACTTCGTCTCCACTACTGCGGAGTCTGTGATCATATCTTTTACTACTTTTCCAACTGCCATATGCTTTATTTATTGTAACACTCATGACACGAGGCTGTCTATGAAAACAGCCTCGCAATGTGTAAATTATATGTTAATTGAAACTACTGCAAGAACTTGACCCATTCCTGCATCAGTTTTTGATTCTAGTGCTCTTCCTACCACGTTGAAAGCAGTTGCTTCACCTGGTTGAGCCATTCTAGCATAACCTGGAGTGCTTGATGTTACCAATCTTGCACCTTTTGTTACTGCACCCACTACGTTAGTTGGTACTCTACCTGTCATTGCTACAAATGGATGAGTTGCATCACTGTAACCTGTTCTATCATTCATCATGAATGCCGCAGTATCGTTGGATGATACAACACCAAACACATCTTCTGATAGTTCTTCAGCAGTTTGTGTAATTTCGTTCACACCACCTAGTTGTACAATAGTACCTGCATTGTATGGAGAGTCTGAATGATATCTCTCCGCCACATCAGAGTATTGTGCCGCAGAACATGTTGCTACCAACGTTCCT